TCTACGAGTACGACTTCTACGACTTCTCCACCGGCCAGGGCGGGGATCAGATTGAGTTCGTGAAGTTGGTTCTGAACTGCAACTTCTGGCGTGCTTTGACATTCATCTGTCAAGCAGAGGGGATGGACGGTAAACGAGATGAGATGGCCCCCAAGGCGCTGCCCGACCTGACCGACAGGTTCAACAACGAACCGGCAGGCTGTGCCACACCCCGGCATAATGCCCGGCACATGGTGGCGAAGAAGTGGCCCTACCTGACCCTGGACGATGTTGAGTCGTTCGGTATCAAGGTCACCCAGTATTCCCTGTGGATCCCGTTCTGGTATGAGGGCAAGATCGTAGGCATAAAGACCAGGGGCACCATGGGAGCAGACAACAAAATGAGCGTCAAAGGGAGCCGCTTTACCACGGCTTTATACAGCGTCCTGTACCGGCCGGAAGCCACCCACGCTTGGATCTGCGAAGGGGAGTCAGACACTTGGTGCCTGTCTAAGGCCCTCAAGCACGACGAACGTCACGCTGTCTACGGTGTACCGGCAGGGGCCGGAGCCATCCAAGCCCGCTGGTTCAACGGTTGGCCCTACCAGACCACGTTCCTTCTGTTGGACGACGACCTGGCCGGTCGCAATGCCGCCGCCAAGATCCGAACGGCCTTAGAAGACTTCGATGTCCAAGGCATCTTCCTGCCAGGTGGACGGCTAGCAGAGGCATTGGCCGAAGGCTGGGCACCCCCAGCAGTAGACTGAAGTGCAATGTCAAACCCTGCCCGGTCCAAAGGCACCGCCTTTGAGAATGAAGTCCTTGTCGCCCTGCAAGAGATTTGGCCCGACGCCGACAGAGCCAAGGCAGGCAACAAGTCGGACGATTTCACCGGGGTACCCATCCCCGTGGAGGCCAAGCACCGGAAACAGTGGGACATACGGGAATGGGTGCGGAAGATACGGGCCGTGGCACCCGACCACCAGTGGGCCATCGTGGCTGCGGACGGGGACAGACGACTGTCGATGTCACCGGGCACCGTGGCAATCGTGGACGCAGAGTTCCTGTACGAACTACTGGAGGCCTGGGACATGCTGGGTGTGCCAGAGGAACTGGCCGATGAGTGAGCCCTACAAGCGCACCCGGGAACAGAAGGTCCACGACTTCTCCAACGCCCGGCAGTACGAGGAGTATGTAGCGGAATCCATCGGGATACCCGTTATCACCCGGTTCGACGCCACCGATGACCTGGACATCTGGGTGCCGGGTTATTACGTCGAAGTCAAAGAGAAGAACCAGAACTACACCCAACGCTGGCATCTGGTCGACGGGGTCCCCGAACGTAACCTGTTCGTAATAGACGAACTGACCATCCGGCGGGCCTGCACCAAGTACCCTCATGTGTTCTTCCTGCTCAAAGACAACGTGGGCGGGGACGAACCCCGGCTCTACATCGTCCCCATCTGGGAACTGATAGGGGTGGAGAGGGTCCGCAGGGACCGGAACGGCAAGGGCAAGTGGATCCTCAACCTAGACAACTTCACCAGGATCGCTGACGAAGCCGACATCCCCGCCTTTGCCATACTTGCCCTCGTCAAACAACTCTGGTTGACATCAGAGTGTCAAACGAGACTGGAAGTCCCAGAAGTATGAGCCTCAACACCTTTCTCATGCTCTGCAATGCCTGGATCTTCTGTAGTCTGATCTACCGCCAGATCCGGCTCCGCCGCAGAGAAGCGGAAATAGAGGAAAGCCAGTTTTGGATGGCCAAGATGAGAAAGTGGAACTGAGAGGAAACCATGGCACTTACACCGACAGGTGAAGACAGGACGATGACTAGAGAGGCGCTCCTTGCGGAGCGGGAGAAGGACGCCGCCCTGCTGAAGGCGAAGTGGAAGGCCGAACGGGAAGCCAGGGCCAAGATCGAATCCGTTATTCGTAGGACAAGCATCACTCCATGATCGTAGGGTTTGGCCACCGGGCCCAGGTGGGCAAGGACACGGCAGGGGACTGGCTGGTAAACCAGGGTTGGGAACGCCTAGCGTTCGCAGACCTGGTCCGGCAAGTCCTTTACACCCTGGACCCGGTGGTCGACCCCGTATCAACCGACTACTACTTCTGCCTCAAGAACATGGTCGACAAGATGGGCTGGGAGATAACCAAAAGCAACCAGGAAGTCCGGGGCCTACTCCAAAGGCTGGGCCACGGCCTGCGTGAGATCCTGGACCCTGCCGTGTGGTGCAGACCGGTGATCAGAGAAGCCGAACTCCTAGACGAGTCGGGCACCAACGTGGTCATCACCGATGTCCGGTACATGAACGAGGTGGAAGCCATCTGGAAAGCGGGGGGAAGGGTCTACCGGATAGACAGGGATGTGCCCATCCTCAATCACTCCGGCGAGGAACAGTTGGACGAGTTCCAGGGCTGGGACGGGGTCATTGACAACAACGGGTCAATCAACGACCTATACGGTCAGGTCAAGGCCCTGGTCATGGGATACACGCTAGATGTAGATTGACTCCATGAGTAGGGTCACCAAACTTCTCGTAGCGGTCACCGGGCTCCTCGTTGCTGTTGGCACGCTAGTAGGCACCATTAGTATGACCATCGGTAAGGGGCCGGACACCTCAGGAGGGATTACGATTGTCTTGAACAGCCCAGAGGCTTACGAGACCTTCCTCGCTGAACACCCAGCAAACGGCTGACGGAGACACCATGGGGCTAGTAGCAGGAAGCGACACCTGGGCTGTTTGGACTACCCAGACAGGCACCGAAGGACACCCGACCTCGTTCCACTACGCCCCCACCGAAATGGGGTTTATCCATGAGGTCCACCCGACAGGGGAATGCCCCTGCGGGCCCCAACGAATAGATGTCTGGCATGAGACCCCCGATGGGGAGATGTTCATACCCCATTACCGGCATCAGGCCTTAGACGGTGTCTACTACGACGACCTGGAAGCCGACCCGTTTGAGGGCTAGGACGTTAGCCCGCCAACGACGGGTCGTAGTCCAGCGCACCAGGTTTGGCAAACACCGCTGGATCGCCGGTCTCCTTGAACTTCTCCATTTTTGGGTTGAGGCTCGCACCGCCTACAAAACTATTTACAGAGATGGAAGCCAAGGCCTCTCTGGTTCTCGCCGGGTCGAATGACTTGCCGCACTCCGGGCACCAGATCGTTGGGCGAGACTCAGGGTCTGGCTTGAACTCGCAGTTAGGGCAAACATCTTCGTTTGACATCGGCTAGTCAGTCAGAGATGAGGTTCCCTTGGTGCCCATCCGCTGGGCTACAACACCCTTCAGGACGGCCAACGCAGCAGCGAACCCGGCTCCTGCCATCAGTTTCCACTGGTCGACCCCAAGGTCGAACACTGAGTTGGAGGTCATGGCCCCCAGGGCAGCCTGCAAAAATGTGGCCGCCAGTCTCTCTACAAGATCCTTAGTAAACATATTTTTTTACCCCTTACCAGTTGTCGTCGTACCACTCATCGCACCAAGTCCTGGTGCGACAAGCCTGTTCGTTCATGTCGGTCCTCCACCACAAATCCCCCAACTCCCAGCCGACCTCCTCTAGCCGCTGCTGGATCGCTTCGATGTCGTCAACCCACTCTGGCTCCTTGTCGGCCAGAGCGGTGACTGAATCCTGGAGGTCCTCAAGGTCGTCAGACAGGTCCTCGTAAGCGGCCTGCTCCACAGCGACCAGGGACTGAACCATGTCGGTCGTAGCCAAATGGGACAAGTCCACGGGCTGTGGCTCCGGGATGGCCTGGATCGCTGCCAACAACTGGGTGCTGGTAACAAGGTTGCTGGTGTCTACGACCTCAATAGCCGCCACCGAATCTTCCAGTATGTCGATGCGGCTAGCGACCTGAGCGGCGTTCCAGGTGACCACAGCCGACACGGCCACAATCGACCCCACAAGGCCCAAGGTTAGTTTGGAGACCTGGACCTTCTTTAGTTGGTCAACCACATCGTCAGACATTATGACTTCGGCTGGTTCCGTTGTTTCCGCTGACGGCTCTTATACTTCATGTGCGCCTGTTTCTTATGTCCCCTAGCGCCAGCGTCCCGGGGCCGGACGCCCCCCGGCTTGTTCTTCCTGCCCTTGAGGGGAGGCGTTGTAGAAGTGGTGGTAGGCGACGGCGAGATCGCCCCGGGCTTCGGGTGTACGGCATTGAGCCATGTCCCGTCAGGCATAGCAACCTTGACGGTATGTCTTTCTTTCTTGGTCATCAGTCCGCTTTCCTTAGAACAACCGTAGCCAATAGGCGATGTCGCTTGAGCGCCTGGGATCTATCGTAGACCCCCAGGGCTCTCGTCTGGACCTGCAACACCTCATAAACCTCAGCAGCCTTAGTAATCGGCCAGTCAATGTCCTGATAGTTTACTCGCCTCTGCGTCAACGCTGCCAGGGTCCTGGCCCGCAAGGTCCCAGCCCCCGGAGCGTTCTCAGGCAGGGGGTGACCATTCAGCCCCCGTACGCTGTCCCCGCAATCTACAACGATTGACACCACCGTGTCACGCAGACCGATGGCATGGTACTTGACCTGCACAAAGTTCAGAGTCGTCGTGGCCGTGCCGCTCCCAGCGAACACGACCTTGTATTGGAGGGACCGGGACGACGACGACAGCCTCGTACTCTGAGAAGTACCGCCGACCGTGTCCAGTGTGGACAGGGTCGTATAGTCCGTCCCTTCGTTGGTCGACACATACGGGATAACCGAACAACTAGCGGCCATAGGCGTGGTCAAAACAACGATCTCATCCCAGCCCTTAGCCAGGGCGCTACCGCCGTCGATACGAGACCCGGTCAGGGTTCCAGCGGTCAGGAACGCAGTGGTCGACTCCTTCTTGACGCCTGTCCCACCCACCGAATAGACCACACGGCCCTGCCATACGTCCGCCCCGTAGACATCGCCAGCAGTGGCGTCGTCCGACTCAAAGAACTTTGCATACCCGCCGGTCTCCAGGTCATAACACCCCAGGCCCGTCTTGTTCCCGGAAGTCATCTTCTTCCACCCCCAGAACACCTGGTTGTCTCTGGCAGTGAACTCGCCCACAGCATGGTCGTCGGTGGTGGCCTTGTCCGCCAGTTCAGTGATGAAGAACGGGGTTAGAGCCCCGGACTGCGGGTCGGGTACACCCCTGTAGATGTATGCGGTGCCGGTGCTGCCGGTGCTTTGCCGGTAGGCCCGCACGAAGATGGAGCCCCCAGCGGCGAACACTTCCCGGGGGGACAGACCAGGTGGCATGTCCCAGGCCACGAACGGGTACTGGGTGTTGCCGCTGCTGTCCAGGCCCAGGGGCCAGGCGTAGACCATGCCCCGGTTGCCCTTGTGGGCGCAGAAGTAGACATGCCCGTTGGCTTCAGCGAAACTCCCCACAGTCCAACCCTGACCTAACGTCAGGTGGCCCCCGGAGCGTTCCTCTGTCCCCACATCGCTTCCCCCTCCGATGGAGTAGGTGGTGAACCGGTTGGGGGTGGAAGAACTGTTGGCGATCACCCCGGCACAAATCCGGCCCGCTGCGTAGGCGACGGTGTGGGCCACCTCAGCATTCCACTGGGTGGTGATAGCAGAGGTGGTCCCCCTCAGGATCCCTTTAGTACCACAGGCCGCATACCAGTATTGACCGTCGGTTGTCAAATCTGTGATCGTTACAGCAGCACCACCGTGTTCATGGTCAACCGCTGTCCCAGCACCGGGTGTTCCCACATCGGTGAAATGGGTGAGTTGATCAGCGGCGGTCTGCACATACAGGGTTGTCCCGACCACCACCAGCCTGGGTGTAGCGAAGGTGGTATTGAACATCTCCGGGGTCGACGGCAACAACTTGATGGAGCCCGGCTCAGAGAACGGATCCAGGCCCTCGCTAGACAGGAACATCGTAGAGTCGCTGTCCTGACGGTTCAGGAACGTCTGGCCCTGGCCCCCCACCCAAGAGTCCCCCGACCCGAACGAATACCGCTCCACTGCCTGGTCGAACGGGGTGTCCCCCGTAGCCAACCGGTCAGGGATCAGAGGGATAGTGGTCTTCTCGTACCCCTCCCCCTCAGCGGTCTCCGCCAGGATGTACCCGGTGCCGTCAATGGCTATGTCGTACACCGTTCCCACAGTGGTCAACGCCGTGATGCTGGCCGGTTCCGTGAAGTCCGTTTCCAGGACAATCTCATCGGCAGCCATTACGTTGTCGGCACCCGGTTGGTGTTCCTGGCCTGAACCAGGATCTTATACTTGAAGTCGTCCAGGAACGCATAGTTCAGAACGTACGACGATGCAGTACCGGTCACCCAGTCGGTGTCGAACAGTTCCACATCGGTCTCAAACTCCAACAGTTTGACCCGGTACGCCTGCTGGGCCTCACCCGTACCCCCATGGGCGTAGGTCCAGTTCAGGGTCATTGCCGCCAGCGAGTTCATCACATAAGTGGAAGCAGTCCCCTTGTTGGTCGCCCCAAACAGGACATCACCCGGCGTGAGGGTCGGCTCCCCCAGGTTCAGTGTGTTGATGTCCTCCGTGTCGGGGGTGCTGGTGTAATAATCGGCGTCCCCGATACCAATAGCCTGCGGGCCACGAACCGTGACCTCAACAGTCAAATCAGTGTTGCCATGCAGATCCAGCGCCTCGCCGTAGATGGCTGCCAGATCGGTGGCGTGGGTGGTGCCAGCGCCCGCTACCCACCCGGTGTTGTCGTACTCAGTGGAACCAGCGTCGTTGGTGTATCGAACCCGGTAATACTCTTGGGAATCCCCCTGGGCCTGCGTGTACGTCCATGAGACCGTGAGGGGGTTCGATGTCGCCGTGGTTATAGCCGCAACAACGACAGTCGGAGTGTCGTGGAGTGTCCCCCCGGCGATCCCGTCGCCGCCTAACTTTCCGCCCCCGACCGTATGTGCCATTACGCATAACTCAGGGCCGTCGCCGGGAACACGACCTTGCGGCCACTGTCCCAAGCAGCAGCAGCACCACCACCCAGGTTGGAACCGGTCTCTGCCTCTGTCCCGCCCCTGGCGACTGTCAAGGTGTAGGGGTTGGAGGACCCGGAGATGGCGGTCACCTTCACCAGTTCAGGCTGGTGCTGGGCTGCTTCCGGGTCGATGGCCATGACCATGTAGTCGCCCGCCCCCCAGGACGTATCGTCAGGGATCGCAGAGTTGGTAGCGAAGTTCACATAGACAGTAGTAGCAGCGTCGGTTATACCGGCGTTCAGTGTCCCTTCACAGAAGTTGATGTATTTCCTAGCCATGGTTCACCTCAGACTATTACTTTCGGCATCTTACGGAACGTCCTGTTACGAGGCACATTCTGAACCCGCCGGGCCTCGTCAATCCGACGGTAGAACTCGCCCCACAACTCACGCATGAGCCGCACATTGAACCCCTGCCTCACAGCAGCGTCCTGGTTCCACTCCTCAATCTGATCCAAGTCCAGGCGGGTGATCTCATGCCCGGTAATCGCATAGGCCGCAGCCCACAACGACGGCAAATCCTCAGTAGCCAACGGCACACTCAAAGTGGAACTCTCCGCCGGAGGCACCACCGACCAGGCGTAGGGCTCCACCGAAACCACAATCAGAGCGTCATCGTTCTCCACCGTGGACGGGACCCTCACGGCCTTGGTCGAAGTAACCAGGCCCGTCGGGAGGTCTTCCTCAAACTGCCATCCCCCAACGTCGATGATCCTGCCGGTAACCCCGATCATGTGCCGGACACTCAGCACCCGCTGGGTGGCGGCAGGCATCTCAATGTATTGCTTCCCTGAGGTCCGGTACATGGTGGCGTTCGTTATGTACGGCAGGTAGATGTTCATGGGGCCAGACACGCACCGTTGCACAAAGCGGGAGATGTCGGCCCGCAGATGCCCTGGCTGAACCAGGACCGGGTCGGTGCCCTCATGGGTGGCCACAGCGGTAGTCCCCGCATAACCCCGGGCCACCGTCAAAGTGTCAGTAGCGGTATCCACCGCAGTGACTAGCATCGCCTCCTGGTTGATCTCAATAACGTCCGTTATCGAAATCTTGGAAGCGTCCCCGGTCGTCAACGTCAGCGTGGTGTCGGCAGCGTCGCTAGGCGCACCAGACATGGTGACCTGCAACGGACGCTCCGAATGCCGGTACAGCCTTGACAGAGTCTCGTCAATCAGCGTGCCCAGGGACACAGAAACATTGGTAGCCACTACCGCCTAGACCTCATTCTTCCCGGGAATCTTCCAGCCCTGTTCGTCCTGTAGTGCAAATCTACTCGCAAACTCAAGGGCCCGGCAACGGTGCCAATCGCCCCACCCGTGTCCTCCGCCAGGTCCATCAGTTCCTCCGCACTGAAAGTCCTGTCCCCCAACGCCTCCAGGAACGTGACCAGGTCCTCTGCACCCACGTTGATGCTAGTCAACTCTCCCAGTTGCCGATAGTTGCCGGAGGTCTGGTAGTCCTCGTCGGCCCGGTATCCCAGGCCCCCCGTGCTGGCATAGGCGATGTCTGAGGCTGTAAGAGCGATACCTGGGATGCTGCTGTCCGACCCGGAACCAGTGTCTGTCTGCGTCATGGCCGCTGCCATTGACAGAAGTGTGTCAATCAGAGCCACGGTTTCGCTCTGGGAAAGAGAAATCCCATGGGCGTCTACACCAGTACCGGTCTCCGCACTGGTAGCGGCGATGCCGTTGATCTCAGTCTCAGTCCCGGACCCAGTGTCCGTACTCCCGACAGAGAGACCGTGGGCATCAGTGATCCCTGTAACCCACTCCAGGACCGGCCCACCGCCCTCCAAAGTGACAGAGATGGAGGGATACGTCCCTTCAACCCCGGAGCCCGTGTCGGCTGGTGTGAGGACGACTGAGAGCGTCTGAGCGTCGGTACCTGAACCAACGTCACCGATAGGGTCGTCAATCCCCAGGGTGTACCGGGCGTCGTTCCGGTAGGCCCTGACGTTCCGGTATGTGAGATCGAATACCCCGGGCTGGTAATGGCCTGGGTTCCGGTAGAGGAGTGCAGACCGGTAGGCCATGGTTTACTCCTCGTCGGGCTGGTTGAACGACCACCACATCTGAAAGACGTAACGAGACTGGCCGACGGGCGGGAGGGTCTTGTGGGCGTGGGTCCACCCTGCCGGGAAGATCACGAACTTGCCCGCCTCAGGGTTCACTGAGAGGCCCTGCTGGGGGAACAACAACTGCCCGCCGGTCTTGACATCGTTCAAGAACCCGATCCCGGTCAAATGCCGCCGGTTGAGGACGGGGCCGTAGGGGTGGTAGTCGGTATGGACGGCGTGATAGGCGCCGCCGTCCAAGTACCGCAGCACTTGGTACCGCTCCGCCACTGAGAAGGTCGGCTGTTTGTTGGCTTGCGGGAACGCTTCTAGATAGTTGCCCAGACAGTCAGAGGCGAAGTCCAACATGGGCCGGTGGACATCAGGGTGTTCGTGGACCGAGTAGGACTGCTGATGGGAGTCACGCTCTTCAAGGATCGGCTCGGCGGACTCATGGATCAAGGAGCGATCCCACTCGCCCTGTTCGCTGTGTTCGATGATCTCGTCGCAAAGCACAACGGCAGGGTCAGCGGTGTAGATGTGGATGAAGTCGTTGCTGTGGACGAGTGGCGTGTGGTGTGTGATGACCGGAGCAAGAGCAATCATTACCTACTCCTCTGGTGGCATTTCTATTTCCACCCAAGTGGTGTTGTCCTCGTCCCAGTAATAGAACGGTGTCTCGCCGGTACCGGGGTAGGCGACCGGTGCTTTCCACCAGTGGCCGGTGTCGTCCAGCACCCACGACGGGAACGGTTTTGGTTGGATGAAGATGTCCAACACCGGGTCGTAGGTGCCGCCGATAGCGGCGTAGTCGAACCGGAAGTTGCGGTTGTACGAGGTCTGAACCCACGTTCCCGATTCGGGTAGGAGGTCGTTGAGGAAGTCGATGCCTCGCTGCTCGTCCTCTACCCCGTCGATTGTGGTGACATCGTTGCCGACCACGACGACATTGAGGACCGTGTTGGTTTCGTCTAACTCTGCGAAGTGTGCCATCAGATCAGAGTCAGCCATCGGCAGACGGCAAGGCCACTACCGCCCGCCCCCGTGCCGTTGTTTTCATGGCCGCCACCGGACCCACTACCAGTGTTCGCCGCCGCCGCAACCGAAGCGGATCCGGGTCCTACGGCGGGAGTGCCGCCACCAGCACCACCAGTGCCGTAAGTTGTCTCACCCCAGTATGTGTTGATCGCCCCAACGCCACCACCACCGCCGCCGACCGTGCCGCCGCCTGCGCCCGTGAGAACCGCATTGGTTGTACCGGAACCGCCGGGTCCACCGAATGTTTGGTAGGTGTTTCCCCAGTTGCCAGCCGTACCGGCTGCGCCGATACCACCGCCACCACCGCCTGCGACCTGACCGCCGAGGTTGATTAGACCGCCGCCACCGTTGTTGCCGATAGACCCGGAACCACCGGGTGATCCGCCGTAACTAGCGGGTCCACCACCAGCATTACTCCCGCCGCCGCCGCAACCACCGGGGTTGCCAGAGTAGTAACCCCCCGGATTTCCCCAAGAGAACCCGCCCCCGCCACCACCGCCGGGGATGCTGAGGGATGAACTACCAGCAGGGTTGAGGGTCGTTGTACCGCCGTCATTCCCATTCGACCACTGCCCGGTCGGAGGAACCGTCTGCGCCGCAGCACCAGCACCGATAGTGACTGTGTGAACCTCGGCAGCCATGTTGGTGATGGTCTGTGCCCAAGCCCTACCCGCACCCCCGCCGCCAGCACCGGAACCATTCTGGTTTGACTTACCGCCGGAACCGCCGCCGCACAATGTGAACCATTCAATGTCCCTGATGTTGCCGGTGATCGTCAAACTTCCTGAGGCGTTCCACAGGACGTAGGTGTAGAGGCCGCTGACGCTGACCGTCCCACCCGACTGGCTGTAAAGAAGAGGAACGCCGCCGCCCTGAGCGGCCATGATCCCGTGATCGGCTGGACGAATAGCCATGGTTACGTCAAGGAACCGATAAGGGACCAGGTATCAGTAGCCGTCTTTATCAGGCTGGCACCGGCGTACTGGCCGTCGATCTCCTTGTTGGAATCCTTCGACTGGATCGTCACACCGGACCCCTGAGCCAGCGTGCAGTTGGCGCTTCCTAGATTCTGAACCATAATCTGCGTACCCACCACGAAAGCCACCGACGAGTTCGGCGGAACAGTGAACGTCTGCGCCGAACCGTTCGATGAAGTAACAAACTTCCCAGCATCACCGATAACGAAAGTGTAGGTCGTACCGGACTGGGCGTTGATCGCCAACGGGGCAACCACACTCCCAGCGGTTACAGCACCCGTCACAGCCAAAGCACTCAGCGTGCCGACCGAAGTGATTGCCGACTGGGCAGCACCGGTAACAGTGGCCGCAGTACCAGAAGCGTTACCCGTGACATTCCCTGTCAAAGGCCCAGCGAAAGCAGTCGCCGTCAACGTCCCAGTACCAGCGTTGTAGGTGGCCCCGCCGTCGGTCTTCGGGGCGAGGTCCCCAGTGGCGCTCTCAAAGAGAGCCACTGAGCAAGTGGTGTCCGTGGTGTCAGCAACAGTGATGGTGTTGGGGACAATGGCTGCTGTCCCATCAAATGAAACGCCGCCGATATTCCGGGCTGTTTCCAGGGCAGTAGCCGTAGCGGCGTTGCCTGTGGCTGATCCGGCGCTGCCGGAGGTGTTCCCCGTCACGTTCCCGGTCAGAGGACCGGTAAATACTGTGGCTACCAGCGAGCCCGTGGCAGCGTTGTAGGTGACACCGCCATCCGACTTCGGAGCCAGGTCACCAGTGGCCGACTCAAACAAAGCCACCGAACAGGTGGTGTTGGTCGTGTCAGCAACCGTGATAGTCGTAGGTACAGCCCCAGCAGGCACCGCAGCCCACTCGGTGTCGCCGTCGCCCTGCTTTACCAGAACATGGTTCGTTGAAGCAGTAGCAGCCGTCGTAGCGCCGACGCCCAGTTTCGTTTCCAGCGCAATAATCGCACCAGAATGAGACGTATGAACAGCGTCATGCTCAAAACCGGAATCATCCATTTCAGTAGTCGCCAAAGGCGACGGCTGCTGGGCGGATGTGTCCAGCGTCGTCGGGTACTGGGTCGCCATGTTAGGACACCGTGATCGTTACCGTCAGAGTCCATTCTGAGCCCGAAGCCTTCGTGCCCAGAGAGGCCACCTTACGGTTCAAGGCCGTGCCGGTGTCTTCCCCGCCGGTACCGCTAGAAGCACTACGGATGCTCCATTCCTCCCAGGCAAAGTTGCCCTCCGCAGAGCCCCACACCGACTTCCAAGTCATCGTCTGGGCAGTCCGGTCTGGGAACGTGGACTCCATCGCCTGGTAATCCCTGGCGGAAGTACCCGCCTGGAGCCCCGTGTGCGACGCAGAAGCCGCCGTGGTGCTGGTACCCACCCCGATATAACTGCCCGTGCCGTAGTCCGTGACAGAGCCGATGTTGCAGAGAAGATCCAACAGATTCTGGATCCCCCCGTTCAGGAGAAGGTTGTCCTCAGAAGAAATCGTGTCGTCCGGGGGGAGCCCTTTAGCCCGGTCAGAAGCAACATTCCACTTCTCAACGGTGGCTACAACACCCCAGTCTTTGGTGTCGATGACATCAGGTGCGCTCATAGATCCTCACTATACACCGGTCACGGGACGGCCACCAGATAGGTGACCGCCCCGCAAACGGGTTATTGGCTATGCCGGTTTACGGTGCAGCCGATGTGGTGTTGGTCTGGTGATCGTGCGGCTCACGCAAGGTGAGTTTCACGTTCGCCGTGTGTCCACCCGAAGTGGTGATGTCATACGTCGCCTTCATAAACTGCTTGTAGACATCCATTCGGATGTAAAGGGTTGAACTGTCGTCGTCGTGAGCGATTGCAGGGCAGGAACCGTACTCAACGGTGTTTGCACCCGCTGCGGTATCCGCACCCTCAAATCGGATCGCCCCGGCGGTGAACGAAGCGTTCGCACCGATAGCGCCCAATACAATCTCCATGACAACGGGCCCTGGCTTGTCGACCTGAACCCAACCGGTGTTGCCGTCCGCCGCAATAGCAGTATCTGCGAGGAGTACGCCACCAGTTGCGTCCCGGACAAGTGTGCCTGGACCGACTGTGGTTGACGATTGCGCCATGTCTCAGCCTCCTATGCTTCCGTGAGGCCGGTATGCCTCACAATGGATAGAGGGTTGTAAATGGCCAGGCCGGGGTAAACCTCAACCCGACCCAAGTGCCCAGGCGCTGCCTCAGTCTCACCAAAGTCATTTACGTCGAACGACCCGCCCAGGCCCAACAGGCCTGTCACGTTCTCGTCCTCGCCAAAGGCGATGTAGTAAATGCTTGAAGTGACGCTGCTTGATCCCTGCGTTTCATCGAACGCAAGAATCGCAGAACCTGTTGCATCATCACCGATGATCCGAACGGGAATCCCGTTCCATTGCAGAATCTGGCGGCCAAACCGGTCATCCCCTATATCAAGTAGGGAGAAGTAACCAGTTGTGTTGCGACCAAGGGCCGTCAACTTGCGCCGGATAAAGCGGTTCATCAGGATGACATCAGCACTGGACTGGCTACGCAAAAGATCGTGCGCCTCGTCCATCTTCGCCAATGTGAGGGGTCCGCCATTCGTTGCCTCAGCAATCGTCTGGCCCAAACCCTCAGTGATAAGGGAGTTGATTCCCTTGAAATCCTTGGCGGTGCCGGTGCCGTCGAAGAAATACTTGTCGTAAGTCCTGGACATGGCCTTTGCGAACTTGGCGTACTGCCTGGCTTTCGCAGAGACTACGTTCCCACGGACTCTGACAAGGTAGTTATCGACAAATACCTCGCCACCAAGGATAGCCGTACCAAAGTACCGCTCCGTGTCTGTGCCGAATGACCTGGTGTAGGCCTCGTTCACATCACGGAAAGCGGGCGTTGGCAGACTGTTTTCGACCTGCACCTTGAGAGCGTTCCCAGCGATGGCGGTCTGCGGAAGCATCTCAAGAATCGGAGATTCCTGGATCAGGGTCTCAACGACCCCACGCTTCAACTGATCGTCACCGTACTTGGCCGCCTCAAGGAGGGTCACGCTGCCGCTTGGCATATCGCTGGCCTTCCTGTGGTTAGTGGGTGATTAGATGGGACCCTCTAACGACGGCGCTTGCTGGGCTTATTCTCCAGCGCCCACTCAATGGCCTGAACACCGGTCAGTTTCTCCGGGTTGATAGCCGGAGTTGGCTGGCCGGACATTGCGCCCACCTGGCGAGCCCTGTCAAATGCTTCAGCATCGGTATGAGAACCAGAATCAGGTGCCGGGCCAAGGAACTCCTCAACCTGGCGATCCAACTCGTCGCCCTCAAACCCCCGCCTTGCTAGCAGGTCCCTGGCCAACTCCTCTTGCTGACCACGACGATCCTCATGGATCTCCCTGGCCCGCTCCTCAAGTTGGCCTATGTCGACGCCATCCAGATCCGTGGGCTTCACAAGCGACAGACCGTGCTGCTGAATAACCTCTTGGGCTTTCAGGCCGGTAAGTTCGCCTCTAAGCGATTTGTTCTGTTCTAGCGTTTCCTCCAACTTCTGTCGGAGGGTGCCTCCCGACATCTCAGAAATATCTTCATCGGTGTCGTATGGCATATGTCGCTCCTGGTCTCGTACGCTCCCGGACCCCAGGGGTACCCGGAAGGATTGGTATATCTAAGTATAACTGACACGGCGGTGTCAATAGCGGACGCCGGTCACCCCTCGTCCTGGCTGCGCCAGCCGGGCCCCACGGGAAGTAGTAGCAAACCCCCCGGGGGTACGGGCCCCTGCCATTTCGCTTTGACGAGCCCGTGTCAAAAGATCAGTTTCAGGGGCCTGGCTCAAGAACACAGCATTCTCAAACTCCTCCTGGCCAAACGTGGCTTCGCCCTCCCCCTGGATGTTCGTCCTACGGATCATGGATTCGATCAGCGAACCTTGGTTTACGAAAGCCCCGTAACCCTTCAGGGCCTTAGCCCGGTCGATACCAGCCTGCCTG